TGGATGGGTCGGCAGCAGCATTTCAGATATTGTCTAGAAATACCGTGGATAGCGCAACAAACCCAATAATTTTTGACGCGGACACCTACACCTTTAATCGGGCAGGCTCTACGCAAGCTGTCATCGACTCAAGCGGCAACGTCGGGATTGGTGTTGTTCCTGCTTCTGGCTGGTCAACTAGCCCTTATAATGTATTAGATATAAATACATCTTCTGTTGCGGCTAGTTCAACTACACTTGCCGCATCCTTAAACGCATACAACGACGGTTCTGCTTGGAGATACAAAGGAACTGGTGCTGCATCTCAGTATTACCAAGCAAGCGGAAATCACGTTTGGCAAACTGCCGCTTCTGGCACCGCAGGCAACACTATTAGCTTTTCAGAAGCCATGCGCATCGATGCAAGCGGCAACGTGGGAATCGGGGTGGTTCCAAATGGCACATATTCCAAGTTGCAAGTAAAAGCTGTGGCAACATCCTACGTTGCTGATTTTATCGGTAACGTAAGTGGTGACAGTCAATTAACTTTCTGGAACAGTAACCAGACTGCGGTTGTCAGCTTTATCGAGAACCAAGCTGCAGGCGCACATATGTCAATCGTGGCGGGTTCAGGACGCTCGTTAAAGTTGGGAGCAGGCGGTACTGCTGGGCAAGTATTACTCGATGCCAGCGGCAACTTGTTGGTGGGTCGGACAGACGCACAAACAGCAGATAATACGGCAGGTATATATTTATTCCCAGAAGGCGGTTTAGGTGCGCAACGTGATTCGGCAGCATCGTTGTTTATTAATCGTTTCGGAACAGACGGTGATATAGCTGTATTCCGAAAACAGGGCACAACAGTCGGTTCAGTTTCTGTTACTGGTTCTGCTACTACTTACAACACCTCATCAGACCAACGCCTCAAAGAAAACATCGTAGACGCACCTTCTGCTTCTGATGACATTGACGCTATCCAAGTACGTTCGTTTGACTGGAAAGCTGACGGGTCACACCAGAAGTACGGCATGGTGGCACAAGAGCTTGTCACTGTTGCACCTGAAGCTGTGTCTGGCGATGCTGACTCAGAAGAAATGATGGGCGTGGACTACAGCAAGCTAGTCCCAATGATGCTCAAAGAAATACAAAGCCTACGCGCACGAGTTTCTGAGCTTGAAAGTTAATGAACCATTTAAAAGCAGATAATGACTACGGGTATGAAAAACAAATAATGGCTTTATCAGATATTATGATTTCAGAAGCAGAATCAGTTTTACAAAATAAATGGGCAGTATTTCCTAGACATATTGAGTTGGCTTATAGCGTTGGAAAAAATGGGTTAAGTAAACCTATCGTCGTCAAAGAAAAAGATGGAAAGTTTGAAATGACTTTTGGAGGAAATCGTTTGCAAGTAGCGGCAATTAGTGGGTTTACACACATTGATGCTATAGCTGTACGAACTGATGAAGAAGTTAAAAGACTGCATGATTTAATGACACAACTTCCACCGCATGAAGGAAAATCTATAACTCACGGTGGAAAACATCCCTAAAATCTTAACAGGAGACAAACATGGCAACATTTAACTGGACAATCTCAACCCTTGAGAGAGACCTTCAACCCGCAGATATGGACGGCGCTATCATCGTGAGCCATTGGCGGTGTACTGCATCACAAGAAAACGAAGGCACGACCTTCAGCGCAAGCTCGTATGGAACCGTTGGCTTTACGCCTGACCCTTCTTCGCCCGATTACATTCCGTATGCTGATGTGACTGAACAAGACGCATTAAATTGGACATGGGCTGGCGGTGTTGATAAAGACGCAACTGAAGCATCTTTACAAGCCAATATTGACGGTCAGATTAACCCGACCACCGCCTCTGGTGTACCTTGGTAATGGACTTCCTGTTATCGGCCTTCAATATTATAACCGCTGTCGTAACCCTTGCATCGGCAATAAGCGCGGCCACGCCCAGCAAGAAAGACGATGCTTTTGTGGCTAAATATCTTCTTCCAATCGTCAACGCGCTAGCGATTAATTTCGGCAACGCGAAGAACAAGTGATGCAAGAGGAAGCCAAAACAGTCGTGGATAGTCTGGCAGTAGGCGGCACTGTTGCGACGCTGGCTGGTTGGCTTCCATCGGTAGCAAGTTTGTTCACCATCATCTGGTTGTCTCTTAGAATTTGGGAGAGTGACACGGTTCAAAAGATAGTTAATCGGAATGGCTGAGATCTCCGATGACACAAAAGTCACTGTTCCGCTTCGAAATCTGATTGGGCTGGGAGGTGCTTTGGTGATAGCAACAGCAGCCTACGTGACTTTGAACAGCCGAATAACTACTTTAGAACACGGTCAGTCAATACAGGACATGACCATCAAAGAGAACGCCGCGTTTGTTCGAGAATGGCCACTCGGGCTCAGGGGCAGCCTACCTGAGGACCTGATGCAAAACGCTAAGATAATGACTTTGGAAGAGCAGTCGAAAGAAGTCAGAGAGCTGAGAACAAAAATTAACGAGCTAGAAATTGAAACCGGCCAGTGCAACAAGGATGCATAACTCGCATGGAGACCTGGGAAATCATTGTTTCGGGATGGCCGATTGCAGCAGGCGTGTTTTTGTTAATCCTGACCATTGGGAAAATTTTAAACAGGCTCGATCAGATAGAAGAAAAAATTCGTTCTTTGTGGGTCGCGGTAAACGAGCTGATTAGAAAATAAGGCAGCTTCGCCATGTCGGCGAAGAAAAAAGGAGTGAGCAATGCAAATAAAGATAGACAGTGAAAAGTTAACGTTAGGCGATTTAGAAGTTTTAAAAGCCGATCTTAGTGATAACAACAAAATGTACGTTAATCGCGTCGAAGTGTTGTTAAAAAATATGGGCGAACTAGATCTTCAAAGATCTGAATTAGAAGTCTTGCTGAATGCTTATAGCAACACGCTAGAAAAAAGTTTGGCCCCAGTTGTAGAGGAAGTTAATTAATGATACTTGGCGAGCTGCTAGGTCCAGCAACAAAGTTGCTTGATAAGTTCATACCGGACGCTGATGAAAAACAGCGCATCGCGTTTGAGCTCAGTACGCTCGCCGAACGTCATGCGCAAGAGCAGGCTCTCGCGCAAATCGAGTTGAACAAACAAGAGGCAAAAGGCAACTGGTTTCAAAGTAGTTGGCGCCCAGCGATCGGACATGTTTGTTGGATTGGGTTGGCCTACAACGTGATCGTTCAGCCAATGCTGGGGATCTGGTTGAAGGTTCCTCCCGTCAATACTGACCTGTTGTACCCAGTGATGCTTGGCATGCTCGGCATGTCCGGTATCCGCGGGTTTGAAAAAGTTAACGGAGTCGCTAAGTGAAGTTTTTCCACGAAGACGAGTTCAGATGTCAACATTGTGGGTCGCACAAGGGCATGGATTGGTCGTTTGCGGCGGAGATAGATGAGCTCAGAGAAAAACTGGGCTTCCCGCTTATTCTCTCGTCGGCTTACAGGTGCAGTGAGCATCCAATAGAAAAGCGCAAAGAAAAGCCAGGCTCGCACAGCACTGGTAGAGCAGTAGATGTCGCAGTAACTGGCGCGCAAGCGCTCAAAGTTATTGAGACTGCATTGGAAATGGGTTTTGAGAGAGTAGGTGTAAATCAAAAGGGATCAGGTCGATTCATCCACCTGGACAAAGCGCATGGATTTCCAGCGCCGGCAATCTGGAGTTACTAGATGGCATTGATGTCTTTAAAAATACCGCCAGGCGTTCACAAGAACGGCACCGATTATCAACAATCTGGCGTTTGGAACGACAGCAATTTGATTCGCTGGTATGAAGGCAGCCTACAGCCCGTAGGCGGATGGCGTAAGCGCACATCGTCAGCAATGACCGGCGCGTGCAGAAAAATCATCAGCTATCGCGACAATAGCGGCGGCAGGAGGACGGTTGCCGGTACAAGCAGCAAGCTGTACGCGGTCGATGAATCAAACGCACTGCACGATATCACGCCTGTTGGATTTACAGCCGGCTCGGATGATGCGGTGCAGAATTTAGGTTGGGGTGCGTTGACTTGGGGTTTGAGCTCATGGGGCACAAGCCGACCAGACACCGGGCCATATGTGCCTGCAACCACTTGGTCACTGGACAATTGGGGTGAGTACGCAATCGGCTGCTCAACTGCTGATGGCAAGATCTATCAATGGACTAACAATACAGCGACAGCCGCGGCAGTATTGACCAACGCGCCAATTAACAACACCGCAATCATAACGACTGACGAGCGTTTTATTTTTGCGCTTGGTGCGGGCGGTGAGGGCGATCGAGTTGAGTGGTGCGATCAAGAGAACAACACCGTTTGGACTGCCACTGCGACTAACCAGGCGGGTGGTTTTACGCTGACAACCGGCGGCAACATTCTTACGGCAGAACAACTTCGCGGCGAGACGTTAATCCTCACCACCACCGACGCACACGTTGCTCGATACCAAGGACCACCCTTTGTTTTCGGTTTTCAGCGAGTCGGAACAGGATGCGGTATCGCCTCGGGGAATGCTTGCGTAAAAGCAGACGGCTTCGCGATTTGGATGGGTACTAATGCGTTCTACGTTTATGACGGCGGCGTGCGCTCACTACCAAGCACTGTCGGCGATTTTGTATTTAACAATCTGAACGAAGCACAGCGAAGCAAAGTTTACGGTGTATTAAACAGCAAATTCTCAGAGGTCGTTTGGTTCTATCCGAGCAATAACAGTTTAGAAAATGACAGCTATGTGACCTACAACTACAAAGAAAAATTCTGGAGCGTGGGCTCTTTGGTCAGAACCGCTGGTGCTGATGTTGGTGAGTTCATTTATCCAAACTACGTTGGCTTTGACGGCTACATTTACGAGCATGAAGTTGGTTTTGATTACGACGGCGCGACTGTTTTTGCAGAATCTGGTCCGGTCGAGATTGGGCAAGGTGATCGATTGGTCGTTGCAAAGAACCTAATCCCTGACGAGAAGACACAGGGAGACGTTACAGCGATTTTTAAAACTCGCTCCTATCCTAACGCTACCGAGAGCGAACACGGCCCCTATACGCTGGCTAACCCGACCTCGGTGCGATTCCAAGGGCGACAACTCAGCATGCGCGTAACTGGAAATCGTCAAACCGATTGGCGAGTTGGCGTTATGCGTTTGGATGTTGTGCCAGGGAGTGCTCGATGATTTTGCCAACAGCGCCAGATGTTTATAACGCAACCGAAGCCAACAAAATGAATTTGTTGATTGAGCAAGCGGATGGCCTAAACCACAAAAAAAATCAGGACGTTGAAGTCGGTGCAGCGCGGTTGATATTGAAATCGCCCAATGGGACGCGCTACAGCATCACGGTCGATAACTCAGGCAATTTAGGGGCGACAGCATTATGAATGCTAAAGAAGCACTAGAAGCGCCAAGCACGTTGGAGGCGATGTTCCCGTACCGCGAGATGCTTGAGCGAGCGTTGGAGTTCGCTGGCGGTACGCATTTGTTTGAGGACATTGTGCAGGCAGTCGATGAAGGGCGCATGCACTTTTGGCCGGCAGAAAAAAGCTGCGTGGTAACGGAAGTCGTTTGCTATCCACGCGCCAGAGCTATTCATATCTTTTTGGCGGCAGGCGACTTGATGGAAATCAAGGATATGGATGAAACATTTCAAGAATTTGGCCGGGCTTTAGATGCCAAGTTTATAACTTTATCTGGCCGCAAAGGCTGGGTAAAAGCGCTTGATGACCTCGGGTATTCGGTGAGTCATGTGAGCTTATACAAGGAGATTGAAGATGGCAGGAAGTAAAGGCGGCGGCGGTGGCGGTAAAGGCGGCTCGTTCACTCCGCCAGCAAATCAATATGGTGGTGGATACGGCACAGGTTATTGGAACCCTCAACCTCGTTTACCCCAGGCTCCATACAATCCGATGATGGATGTCTACGGATCTTCGCAAAATGTAATGCAACCGATGATGGGGTATTACAATCAGTTCCCTGCTGCCGGAAGCAATTATCGTCCCTATCAGCCGCAACCCGACCCAACGCCTCAGTATCCCTCGGTGCCTGATCCTGATCCAGCGCCAGCCCCAGCGCCTGGCCCTGGCAGGGGCGGAGATCCTGGTGGTGTTCCTATAAATTTCGCAGGAAACCCTTTTCAGTTTCCCATGAATACGAATAGTGGATTTACTGGCGGTATTAATCCTGGAGGGATGTTTACTGGCGGCGGAATGGGTGTTCCTGCTCGCAATCCCGAACTTGCAGCACCTGTCTATGGCGGATATCGGTCTCCCAGACCAGACGGTTATCCAGTGGCTCAGCTTGCTCAGCAAATGCCGATTTTAGATGCGGCAGATAGTCAATTTAAGAAGGGCAAGAAAAGCAACGTCACTGGCCCGAAATTGGGATACATCAAATACAGCCAACCACAGCCACAAGTAGCACCGATTGCTGACCCAGGTTTTGGAGGCTATGACCAGAATGCCAGAGCGATGATGTACGGCGCGCCAAGTATAATGTTTGGAGGGTTTAGATAATGAGTTTTGGAAAAAGCAATCAAAGCAGTAGTCAGGAGATGGACCCTCAAATCAAGGGTGCTTTGCTCGACGTTTACAACACTGGCCGCGGTTTATCGAGAACGCCGTACAATCCTTACAACTTTGCAACGGTTGCGCCCATGTCGCCGTTTCAACAGCAGGGTATGCAGGCAACTTTAGATGCAGCCCGAGGCGGAGTTGGTCAAGCTCAGGTGAATCAAGCCATCCAAGCAGCGGAAGGGGTTGCTGGTTACACACCTAAAAAAGCAACATTTAGAAATGTGGCAGAGCAAGGAAATATAGCTGACGTTTCTGGTGGATCAGCCTCCGGTTTGGAGCGCGCTAGTGCAAATGCAATCCCGACATCATTTACCGGCACGCGCGCCTTCGTTAACAATATAAACACTGGCGTGAACGCTGGCGATGTACGCGCTGGAAACGCGAACGAAACCTACAGGCAAATGGGTATCAACGTAGGGGATGTAAACACTGGAATTGGTTTCACCGATGTTGGTGCAGGAACCATAACCGATCCAGGAATAGTGGCTGCACCCGAATCGGCTTATCAAAACATTGGATCTTTAGGATTGCTAGGTCCGGGCGTTACAGCCAAAAGTGCATCTCAAATTGGACCTAACACACCGAAAGTCAAACCAAGGAAAGTTGAATACAAAGATGTTGTAGGACCGGAAGGTGCAGTTTCTGTTGGCACAATCGATCCATCGACTGTTACGTCTGGAACCGTTAGCGCAAGTACGATTGATCCTCTTTCCTTTCAAGACAGCAGAATCGACGACTATATGAACCAGTATCAAACTGGTGTGATCGACAGTGCGTTAGGCGACATAGAGCGTGCGCGACAAATGCAACAAAACCAAAATGCTGCTGGTGCTATTTCTGCGGGTGCATTCGGTGGTGATCGAGCTGCAATTGTTGATGCAGAAACGAACAGGGCGGCGCTAGAGCAGTCAGCAAAAACTGCCTCTCAACTAAGGGCGCAGGGCTTTGAATCAGCCGCACGTTTAGCAGAGGCAGACCTAGCTCGCAGAATGGATGCGGCAACAGCCAACCAGCAAGCAGGATTGCAAGGGCAGCTAGCCAATCAGCAAACTGGATTAGCGGCCAGCCAAGCTAATGCTCAACTCGGCTTGCAAGGCCAGACAGAGGCCGCTCGTCTCGGATTGCAGGCAGGCTTGTCAGCCCAGGACGCTAACATGCAGGCTGCTCTCGCGAATCAGCAAGCAGCCCTATCGGCTGCTCAGGCTAACGCAGAGGGAACATTGCGAGCTGGTGAGTCAAATCAAAGCGCTGCAATGCAGAGGTATCTCGCGAATCAGCAAGCAAGCATCGGCGATGCCGATCGCTCGCTGAGGGCCGGTCAAATCAATCAAGATGCGAGTCTCCAGTCTCGTCAACAAGACTTGCAAAGATTGATGGCAAACCAAGATGCGTTTGGGGCGATGAGTCGAGCAAATCAGGCGGCAGGCATGCAAGCCGCAGAGGCGAATGCCGCAAATAATTTGGCAATGCAGCAACTCAATCAAGATGCCGGCTTGCGCGCAGCGCTTGCTAATCAGCAAGCTCAGTTGACTGCTGGCCAAGCGGCCAACCAAGGGCGATTGCAAACGCAAGCGCTTGGGGTTGATGCTGGTCGAGCAACGCAAGCTGCGAACATCCAAGCAATGCAACTTTCGAATGCGGCAAGGCAGGCAAACCGAGATCGCAGCTTACAAGCTCAGACTGCGAATCAGCAAACAGCGTTGCGAGAAGCGGAGCTGCGAAATCAGGGTGTGTTGCAAACGCAAGGGCTGCAAGCTGACGCCAGTCAAGCCAACCAAGCTAATTTTTTAGCGAGGCAGCAGCTCGGCAGCCAGGCGGCACAAGCTAATCAGCAAGCCGCTCTTGAAGCTGCGCTTGCTAATCAAGCGAATGCTAGGGCTTACGGATTTCAAAACCAAGACGCTGCGCTTAGAGCTAATCTTGCAAACCAAGGCACAGCTTTTCAGCAAGCTCAGTTGGATCAAGCTCGCCTCATTCAAAATCAAAACGCTCAACTGCGCGCCTCGATGGCGAATCAGGATGCTGGGTTGCTAGGAGCTCAACAGAGACTTGCAGGGGCAGGAATGTTGGGGCAGTTAGGTCAAGACCTTCGCGGCATGACGTTCCAAGATGCCCAGGCGATGCAGGGTGTCGGAAATCAGCAACGGCAGTTCGCGCAGCAGATCATGGACGATCAATACCGTCGATTCCAAGAGCAGCAGAACTATCCATTCAGGATGTTCGACGTGCTGCGTAGCGGGGCCGGTATGTTGCCTAACCCAACATTGACTAGCCAAAGCGGTCGATCAACTAACATCGGAATTTAATTATGTTTAGCATGGCAAATTTATTTCAAAATCTCATGGCTAAAAAGCTAGGCGCTAAAATGGACAAGCTGTCCAATGCCGGCGATGTGGGTGCGTCTTTGTTAGATGATCCTTCACAAATTGGCGACATGATGAAAGATCGGTTCATGAATCGTCCGGTCATCGCTGCTGGGACGATGTCTCCTGAAGAATACGAAGAGTACATGCGCAATCAGGTTCTGATGGGCGAGCAGCAGGGTCCAGGGATGGCCATGCCGCCTTTGCCGCAAATGAATGCCCCGTACAGCCCTGTAGGTTTCGTTAACCAAACGCCTAATTATTTAAATTACGCGCAACAATCTTTGGGAGGTCCGTATGGCTGAAGGTAATATTTACAACATGAGCCAACGGGAGTTGATGGAAGCGCTAACTCCCCCAGAGCCTGAAGACAAAGGGTTTCTCGGTAATCTGTTTACGCGTCGTTTTCTGAATCCGATGCAGGAAAGGCTTGGTATGCGAGAATCACTTGCAGATCAAATGAGGCGAGAGCAGATTGGCGCGTCACGCTTGGACGCCTTCCAAGATTTACAAGGAATGCAACGAGATCAGCAATTGCGACAGCAGCTCATTGCTGCGGGAGTCGATCCAAACACTGCAAACAGCTTGCCAATTGACAAAGTAGCAGATGCACTGGTTGCTAGGTCAGCACAAAGCTCGACGAATGTGTACGGCGACTTAGTGAGCAGCAACCCGCTGACAGGAGCTCAACAGGTATTATCTACTGCGCCTACTTCTGTGCGCGAATATAATTTTTCTCGTTCGCAAACACAGCCGCCTATTGCTCCCCAGACATATGATGATTTTATTGCGCAGAGAAGAAGAAGCGAAGAGAGCAAACCGTCGGTAGTTAAAACTTACGAATACTTAGCGCAATTGAATCCAGCAATACACAACTTGCCTGCACAAGAGCAACAAGACTTACTGTTTAAAATAATTAGGCAAGATCCAGAGACGGCCGCGGAAATTGCGAAAAAACAACAGATGATGGCAGATGGCGGTGTTTTCCTTACTCCAGCAGAACGTGCGGTAGATGAGGCTTTTGGAAAAGATTTCGCTGCGTACAACGCTTTAGGTGGCGCATCGACAGGCCGCAAAAATATGAAAGAGCTGACAGAAATCATCGGCATTCTTTCAGCTCCCAGTAATCAGGAAACGATTACTGGTCGAGCAGTTTCCTTGATGCCTGAAGTAACAAGGCCGGATTTGACTCTCGACGTGCAAAACCGAGTCGAAAGAATTATCACAGAGGATCTTAGAGCAACATTAGGCGCACAATTTACCGAAAACGAGGCTAAGGCTTTTATTTCACGTAGTTTTAATCTTGCTTTGCCTGAATCGGTTAATGCCGATAGATTGCGCAGGCTTAGGGCCGCAATGTCTCAAGCGCATAAAGCGAAAGAGGATGCTGGAAAATATTACACGAAAAATGGAACAGTTAAGGGGTTTGATAACTTCAAAGACATCGCAAGTTTTGAGACAGCTATGTACAAAGTCGAAGACTATCGCGGTTTTACTAACGAAGAAATAGATGAAATGTTGCAGTTAGGTATTGAACAGCAATCGCCGATAAGCCGAGCCGAATATGACATTTTGTTAAAAGTTGCAGAAGCCAGAGGTCTATAGGAGATAGCTATGAGCGATTACATAGAAAGAATGCGACGAGCGAGAGACGAAATAGAAAAGCAGAACCCCGTTCGTCAGTCGCAATCTCACCCGATGTCTTATGGGCAAATCTTTACTACTGCGCTACAGAACACCCCAAGAAGCGCAAAGCAATTTGTCGATGACACTTTGGCTCCGTTTTTAGAGCCAGGAGAAACCGCTGAAACTCTTTTGTCGCTTGGCAAAGGCTTGATTCAGCTTGCGATTCCAGGCGAACAGGCTGATGAAAAAACTGCTAAAGCGGTAGGTCAGTTTTATGCAAACAGATACGGCAGTATAGAAAAGTTCAAAAGAGCCTTTGCAGAAGATCCTGTTGGAATCCTTGGTGACATTTCAGTCCTTGTTACTGGCGGTGGAACGGCAGCGGCGAGAGCACCTGGAGCAATAGGTAAGATTGGTAACGTGGTTAAGGAAGTCGGAGAAGCGATAGATCCATTAAATATCGGAATTCAAAGCGCTGCTTTAACTGGCCGAGTAGCAGGAGATGCTGTTTCTTCTGGATTGGGGATGACAACTGGGGCTGGCAAAGAATCAGTGTCTGAAGCTTTTTTAGCTGGTCGCGCTGGCGGCGAGAGGCAACAAAGATTCACAGATTCAATGCGTGGAGTTGAGGAGCCAGGAGCAATCGTTGATGATGCGATGAGCGCGCTTCGTAACATGCGCACCGAGCGTGGGGCAAAATTTGGAGCAGGGAAACAAGCCCTTCAATTAGAAAAGATCCCCGTAGATATGGACCGAGTTGCTTCTCAGTTTACGAGACTCGCAGATTCTTTTGTCTACGAGGGCGTTTCTGAGCTTTCTCCGAAAGGGCAAATGAAACTAGCAGAGCTGCAAAAAATCATTGGTCAATGGCAAAAAAGTCCAGGACTGCATACTGCAAAAGGGCTCGATATTTTAAAGCGACGGATTGATAACGCATACCCAACTGGGATCAATCCAGGAGATGAAGCGATGATTGCAAAAAGAACTCGCGACATCGTCATGGATGAAATTAGAGAGCAAGCGCCAGACTATACAAAAGTTATGAAGCCATACGAGGAGGCCATAAGGCTCGAAAGAGAAATACAGAAAGCCTTATCGTTAAACAAACAAGCCGCGGCAGACACTTCGCTGCGCAAGCTGCAAAGCGTAATGCGCAACAACGTGAACGCCAATTTTGGTGAACGTTTAAACCTGGTTAACAAGCTAGAGGCAGCAGGCGACTATTACCTGTTGCCTCGTTTAGCCGGTCAGTCGCTTAACTCGTTTACACCACGAGGCTTGCAGGGGCTTGGCGCTACTGGTGTTGGTGTAGGAGGGTTGGCAAACCCATCAATGCTTGCTGCACTGCCTACAATGTCGCCTCGCTTAGTCGGAGAGGCTTCTGTGGCGGCTGGTGCCGGTATGCGTAATATTGATCCCATTCTTGAGCAAGTAAGGTCGCCATTCAATTTCGCGCAAAAGGCATTAATGCCATATTCTTCACAAATACAGGCCGGTGCCATGGGGTCGAGAGTAACTGGTCAAACAGCAAGGGCTGGCGATGAAGATGAGCTAACAGCAGTTCAGCGTATGATGCTATCCGGTCAATAAATTACACCAAAATTACACCAATCGAGCTATGAGCCCAGTAAAAATGGGCTCTTTCGATTCCGGCCCCGGGCACCACGCCTTCCTACACTTTCTTACACTTACCCCCATAAAGCCCCATAAATAAAGGGTTTGCGAGCTTTACATTTGTCTTGTAAACCATTTAGATACACTTCTGTACACAATTTTACGTGTTTAATTACGCCAAATTACACCAAAAATTACGCCAGGGGTGAGCATGAAAGGGACGTATACGAGGCGAGGCAATCGACTGCGTGCGGAGATCATGGTGAATGGCCGCCGCAAATCAAAAACATTCGACACAAAGCGCCAAGCGCAGGCTTGGGTGGCGGAAATGGTCACAGCAGGCACCGGAGTCGCGATAGCAACGGGCACGCTTCGCGAGCTCTGCGAGCGATACAAAAGCGAGGTGAGCGAAACAAAGCGAGGAGCACACTGGGAAGTCATTCGTTTAGATATGTACGCGCGCGATTATGCAGATCTGTTTGATCGGAAGCTGACATCGATTCAGCGCGAAGATATCGAGCGTGTAATTAAGGATCGTTTAAAGCAAGTCAAACCGAGCACAGTGAATCGAGACCTGAATCTCATCGGCAATGTTTTTAAGTATGGCCGACGCTGGCGAATGATGAGTCACAATCCCATGACGGACATTAAACGACCAAAAGATCCAGAGGCTCGTAATCGTCGCATCTCAGATACAGAGATAGAGCAACTGTTAGTCGCTTTGAATTATTCCGATGATTTGCCGATCACCAGTCAAAGACAAAAAGTCGCGATAGCATTCTTGGTTGCGCTGGAGACAGCAATGCGTCAGGGAGAAATAGGGAAGGTGAAGTGGTCTGATGTGCATCTTGATGAGCGGTACATTTATTTGCCTCAAACGATTACCAAGACCGCGGTATCGCGTAACGTGCCGCTATCAGCCCGGGCGATAGAGTTGATACGAAGACTCGACCACAACAAAGAAACGATGCTAGGCGTCTCTGCCGGCGTTGTGAGCACAATGTTCAGGAAGGCTGTCGCGGACTGTGGGATCGAAGACCTAACGTTTCACGATAGTCGGCATGAAGCTACAACCAGGCTGGCAGGGAAGCTGCAAGTGTTAGACCTCGCTCGCGTAACCGGGCATCGAGACATTAAGCAACTGATGACCTATTACAACAAAGACGCGCGCGAGCTCGCAGATTTGCTTTAGTTTTTAGCCCAACGCACCACATCGGCTTTAAGCCAGACTGAGCCGGTGCCCCGGGCTTTGGGGAACCCAGGCTGCTTCGCGACTCGTTCTGCAAAATATCGTTTTTTGAAATGCAGATAATCTGCGCACTCTTGTGCATCCCATAACACTTCATGATCTTTTGGCGCCTTGCTGATTTGATGCGCGATCTTTTCCGCAAGCAGATCGTAATCTATAGCGAGATCCATAGCGCCACCACCATGCTTGTAATGACAGAAGCTATTACAAAGTTTAACAGGCTGCTCTTTTGCGGGAGGTTATCTCCCCATCGTCTTTGCTTAAACATCGCTATCGATCCTTGTTATGTCTTCTTCTTCGCTGAAGGTTTTAAAACCTCGGGCACTCCTAAATTCTTCTTGTTCTGGGCAGTCGCCGGTCTCCAGCTCCATCGCAATCAGTAGCTCTGCGTAGTGAATGATCTTTCTTAGATCGTCCAGATTGCCGGTGTGCTTTCGTTTCCATCGACACGCGTACTTCACGATGCTGCTCTCTGCTGCGCCAAGGCCATTCTTTTGGCAGAAGCGAATCGGCTCTATCGCAAAGTCTTTGTAATGATCACCACCAACTTGGCGGTCGAACGGTCTGCTCATAATCTTGCTCCTTCTCTAATTCTGTCTCGTCAAAATCGTAGGGTCGCCATTTAGCTCTCACCCAATGATCTGCTGGCTTGCAAAGCCACACTTCTAAATCAAAACTTTTCTTTCGAACGCACCGCCTGCACAGCGCCGTCTTCTTCTTAATCCAGTGATCGCAACCTGGGCATTTCTTGTAATGCTCTGCCGAATAGCTATGGGGCAAGCGCTTCACAGAAGTGCTCACACTCGTTTTTTGTAGTTAGAAAACTTTTAGGTACGGCGTCATCAAAAATCACGCACCAGTTGAATATCAAGTTCTCGCAGTAGCCGCAGGATTGTCTCGGGTACTTGAACTGAATCTTCTCTGCGCTGACTTCTCGTTTAGTCGTTTGACGCTTCATCAACCAAGCCTTCTATGATTGATAAAAGTCGAGACAGCGTTTCTGCGATCTCGTCTTGCTGATTCAAAAAACGATCCATGTCTTCGCCTTCGACCTGTATAAATATTTTGCTCACCCTGTTACCTCCGCACTGAAATTTTCCCGGAACTGATCAACGCCTGGATCGCCGATGGCTTTAACGTCGCGTGCTCGGCTTATTTCTTTCGACGAGTAGCCGCCGAGCCCATTGATGAACTCATGACCCGTCAATTTATTTTTATAGGTGACGTGCTCTTCAGTGCCGTCTTGCACCTCGGCCCAAGTTTCAAGCAGCTCAGGGATAAACAGGTGCTTGTCGCAGGCAAGTCGTTGATCCTCGACGCTAATATCTTTCTTATGACGAGCGCATGACCATCTCGCATCGCCATCGATCTCTGCTGTCGCGAAAGCACAGGTGCGGCAGCTCAGTGCGGGCGTCTCATAGCCGTGGCAGAGGAAGCTGTGGTCGCAGAATTTGCACTTGTAGAATGAAGGATCGTTGCTAATCCCCTCGGGCGGCCGATCGCTTGTGATGATGTGCTCGGCCTTGCGGATTAGAGCCTCCGCAGCAGGCTTGTCGTACTCGACGCGCTCGTAGTACAGCGCATCGTTATTCTTATTGACTGCCTGGTAAAACGCCCAAGGTAAATCCATTAGATGCATATAGACTTGCATCTGCGCGTAATGCTCGGGCTTTGACTTTTCGACGCCTTTCTTCTGTACGTCTTCGAAACTTTTTGCAGCGTGCGTCTTTTGCTCAGAGACGTGCGGTACTTGCGGAGCTTCCCGCAGCCCCATCACCACGCCGTCTAAGCTGCCTCCGAAATGACCACCGACTGCCTCAACCCTGAATTGCTGCTTAGTATCAGGATCGACATCCCAGACCGTTACGCCGGCCTGAGTGAGCAGATGATTGAACCAATCCTCTTCGCGGGCTCCGCGTGCAAAAAGGCGCAACAGACGCGCTTTGTGAACAACGACGGTCCCCCATCGAAAACTAAACCAAAGTTCGCGCTTGCACTCCCGGCCAATGATCGATCCGCCGAGGTGAGCCCGGCCACCATCGGTGGCCTGACCCGACTCAAGCGCTCGCTCCACGGCGTTGAGGGTAGTATCCGCTGGCTCTGGTAATGCCACCATGCCTACTCCCAAGGCTTCTTGCCAGCAGGGGCTGTTGCGGGCTCTGGAGTGGCAGCAGGGGCAGTAGAAGGCGCGGCAGCAGGGGTCGCGACAGCCTGCAATGCATCGGCTGGGGAGTACGCTTTGATCTCGTTAGATGCTGCATAATCACCATTCGCTGGCTGTATTGCGACCTTTATGGTCATTGGCTTATGGTGCAGCTCTTCGCTGTCACCGATTGCACTTTTCCCCACCGCCCGACAAATGCTGGAAAGATCCCGCTGCGCAATCTCCACGGCTTTAGGGTTAGGGTTGTCAAGATTTAGCCTAGAACGTATCCACTTACCGGCGTACTGGTTGTCGATTACTTCAAACTTTAGCTCTAGGTAATTGCCAGTTCCTGCTTTCGTGGGCTTCATTTCACTGTCGATAATGACAGCCTTGTACAAGCCCTCTGGGATCGGGTCGTACTTGCTGGACTCGTCAGTGAAGCTAACTTCATCTGCTTGAAAACTTAGTGTCGCCATTTTTACTTCTCCGTACTTGTTGCGTTAACGATTGCTTGTTCGAAGGCTGCCCAGGTGAGGTCGATCTCATCAGGTAAGCCGTATCGATTCTTTGCGATGTACCCAGGCGTTTCTGTGGTGCAGAGCACGCGCTCGCCAGTGCTGATACCGCGCACTCGCGTCTGGTTAAATCCTTTGTCTTCTTTCTTGGTGATGATCTTGTGCTTCGCGAACAGCACGCTATCGACCGACTCTTGAATGAGCCCGCTGGCTTTTGCGTGCAGCTTGATCTCGTAGCGGTCATAAGACTCAGTGTCGGGGCTGTTGTAAGCGCGGATGTGCGTGTGCGCGATTAAGATCAACGACATGTTTTTGTGCATGCGCAGTGAGTTAATCGCAGCTAGAAACTCGCGCCAGTAATCAAGCGCGAAGACATAGCCTTTTCCGTAGCCAAACTCTTCAATCGACTTCTTGCCCTCGACTTGGCAGACCTTCTTCCAGATCAGAGGCTCTAAGTGATCAAGGCTATCGAGCACTAGCGTCTCGTAATCATGATCATGCTCAATCAGCGCGGTGATCGCTTCGATCAGCTCGTCATATGATTTCAGTAGCGGAAACGCAGACAGCTCAAGCGCACCTTCGCCGGCTTCAGTTTGTAAAAAGATCGGGTTAGGCGCGGCAGCCGCGAACGTGGTTTTACCCACGCCCGCAGAGCCGAATACGATCATGCTTGGCGGCTTCAGGCCGCTAGTCTTTTTGATTGCGGATAAATCGATAGCCATTAGATATCACCCCCTGTAATAGAAATGTTGGGCTTGGCAGGGGAGTGAGTGAAAGCTCTCGCGATCTTGCGGTACGTCTCTGGCTCGTTGCTGCGCAGATACTTCAAGCGAGCAACGTCGATCGTTTGCGTGAGTTTTAATGGCAGCATGTTCGCTGGCACACTTTCGCGAATTGCTTGCAGCGCAATGTCATCGAGCTTGTAGTTGTTTTTTGTGGTTAGCTTGATCTTCCGACCAAACGTTGTGGTGGTTGTCGCACTGCCTTCCTCACGTTGCGCGAGGTGCGGGATGAGCTGTCGCTCGATCTCTATGCGACGGGCCCGGCAGTTGTCTTCCAGCGTTTTTTGCTGGAGCCACTGTTCGGCTAGTACGTCAAGGTTGGGTTCGTTGTGTGAGGGTGTAACTTCGTTTCTGTTTGCATCCATCGTTCATCTCTCGTTTCATGTCGAAATGAGAGCATAAACGATTATTGTAATCGCTGTCTACCAAATGGTTACAATAATTTTAGGCGCGAATCTTATCGTTGATATACAGACCAAGAACAAGCGACTTCGAAAACAGATTTTGAGCTTTTGCTGTTGCCACCAACTCATCAACAAGGTGATCTGGAATTTGTTTGTTATAGATTCGATTGCCATGTCCCCAGAGCATGTGCGTCTTACGTACTTGGATGACGCAACTTGCTGTGCCTGTGCGTCGGAGGTTCTTTAGGAAGTCGTTGTTTTTCATGTGCTGCGCAACAAGTTGTTTGCGCGACCAAAAATCATGACAGGTCATGATTTGGCCTTGCCTTTCGTTACTGGCACAGCAAGGTTTGTCGCATGTGCCTTCACAGCAAGAGCCGACGTGCCAGATTTCCCATTCGCCTGTGCTACAACAATGATAATTCTCGTTCAAATAGATTTGGTCTATCGTATCCCGGACAAACTGTGATGCTAGTCTTTTAACCACTGGCTCCTGTAGCTCGCTTATTTTTCCCATGCTTTTTGTTTCCGTGACTTAATGAATAAATCTTTCACATTGAGCAGAGCTGCAAATTCTTCTTCCGTTAAGAGTTCAACGTCTAATAATTTCTGTATTCGATCGGAATCGCTTTTTGAGCGCGCGTTGTAGAACATTTCTTCAACGAGAAATGAGGGTTTAACGTTAAACAATTTGCACAATGCTGCAATGATTTCTTGGCTGGGGAGTCTGGTAGCGCCGAGCATTTTTGGCTGTTCCCACTTGGCGATTGCGTTGTGAGAAACTTTTACACCATTTTGTTCGAGCTCTTTAGCCATTTGCCGAAGGCTTAGACCTCGAGCTTGGCGTAGTTCTTGAATCCGCTGGTGAAACGGCACCCTGCTCATACTATTACTCCTGTTTATTTACTCAATCGACTGTAAACCTGTAGTTGACTAATAGCAATACTAATTTCATTTATTGTAATTGCAAAGGTTCACATGTGTAACCGTTTGGTGTACATTTGGGTTTTTTTATCAGGCGAGCAAAATGACACCGAGCAGTTTTTGGCAAGATATCAATGTAAGTGAAATGGCGGCACAGCTCGGCTTGTCACGCCAATCCGTTTATAAGTGGAAGAAAAGCGAGAAGGGCATACCCGCTGAAAGAGTGATCGAGATATCTTCATTATGGGATATAAAAAAATCTGCAATTCGGCCTGATTTATGGGCCGAAATAGATGATTGAGGCGAATTTGGAGCCTGTAGAAAAAGCCCGAGCGCTTTTCGAAGAGGGCTTGACGGTCATTCCGGCACACCCTCAGCAGAAGGTGCCGCTCGTCAATTGGCAAAAATATCAAGACAAAGAAGTATCTACCGATGAGTTCGAATACTTTGCCAGCAGCGCTCGGTTCGCCGGTTGCAATTGGGCTATCGTCACCGGGAAAGAGCTTGTGGTGGTTGATGCTGACAGCGCCGAGGCCGAAGCCTGGGTGAAAGAGCACTTGCCTTACACAAGCAGAACAGTCGCGACAGCCCGCGGTCGTCACTTCTATTATCGAGCCAATCCTGATTTAGAGATTAACAATTCGACCGACCCAGAAGCAAAGATAGATGTGCGCGGGCGGGGCGGGATCGTCATCGCTGCCGGCAGTATTCATTCGACTGGCGCCATCTATGAGGAGACGATCGACCAGGGCGTGGATGGTGATTGGCGAGAGCTGCCGATGCTGTCAGCGATGGATCTTGAAAAGATTAACGTTGAGAACAAGCCCAAGCCGCTCATCGATGCAAACCAAGGCGGTTGGCACGATGAGATGATCAGGTACGTTGGTGCGCAAGTGCAGCGAGGTTTGACGGACGAGGATATTTTGCAGACCGCAACGGGCTGGACACAGCCCGGTTACACACATGAGCAAACCTTTGCCGAGTTTAAGGTGGCTATAAAAGGCGCCAGAGATAAAGGATGGGACCAACCGCAAGAAGTTGCGACAGCGCAAGAGATCGCTGAGATCACTGACGCGCTGGCACCAATGCCTTTGGACATCGGCAACATTGCAGCGCTGCCACCGCGAGAGTGGGTTTATGGCCGGCACTATATACGCAAATTTTTGAGCGTCACAGTGGCTGCCGGCGGTACGGGCAAGACCGCTCTAACATTGACGGAAGCGATGGCTATGGCGTCCGGAATACCACTTTTGGGGATAGAAACTCCCAAGAGAAGGGTATGGGTCTGGAATTTGGAAGACCCTTTAGATGAGCTAAAAAGACGCCTGGCCGGCATTGCAGTGCATCACCGCGTTAAGCCAGAACAGTACGCCGGGAACCTCTTCGTTAATTCAGGTCGCGACAGCAGCGTTGTACTCGCGGAGAACCGCGGCGGAGAGCCCGTAATTTTGCCAGCCGCGGACATCATCCTCGATTACATCAAGCAGCATAAAATCGATGTCATCATCGTCGATCCGTTTGTTAGTAGTCACAAGCTGAACGAAAACGACAACGGGGCTATGGACCTGGTGGTAAAAACTTGGGGCCGTATCGCAGAGCAGGGCAACTGCGCCGTCGAGTTAGTACACCACGTCAGGAAAGCGCAGAACGGTCAGTCAGCTTCATATGGTGACGCCAGGGGCGCATCCTCGCTGACGGACGCCGCTAGGCACGTCAGACGATTGATGAGCATGACCTATGAAGAAGCGCGCAACGCGGGCCTCGATGAATCAGAGCGATGGCGGTACAGCAGAGAGGGCGACAGCAAAGACAACCTGGCACCGCCTAGTCGCGACAGCTCTTGGCGGCAGATGATCAGCGTGCAGCTCGACAATGGCGACAACGTGGGCGTCCCGGAGAGCTGGCAATGGCCTGATCCATTCGATGAGATCACCGTGGCGGACTTGCATGCTGTGCAGGCGGAGATTAGGAACGGCGAATGGCGGGAGGACGTGCGCTCAAAAAATTGGGCGGGAATCGCGATAGCCGACGTGCTCGGGCTCGATTCGGGCCTTGCTGAGAATAAGAGTAAAATAAAACAATTGCTTGCGGTGTGGATTCAGAACCGCGAGCTCAAGGTCGTTGAGCGGGCCGACAATAGCAGACATATGCGCAAGTATATTGAAGTCGGAGACGCTGTTACATGGCAAGTACCTATCTGATCTGTCGGATTTGCGAGACAGAGAAACAAAAAAGCGATTTTTACCCCAGCGAGCAGGGCGTTAAGCGACGATGCAAGGATTGTCTGAGGATCAGCCGGCAAAAGACCGGCAACAACGACTATAAAAAATACCTCAAGCGCGCCGAGCAACAACTCCGCAGTCATCGGGTAAAGCAGGGGTACGAATGGACCCTCACCAGCCAGGATCTCGTTGAGATTTGGAACAGGCAGCAGGGAAAGTGCGCTGTGAGCGGGCTTAACCTGACACACCATCGCGGCGCTCACGGCAAGAAAATGCCCCTCAATGCGAGCATCGATCGCATCAATAACTCAGAACATTACATCCCAGGCAACGTTCAATTGGTCTGTTATCAGGTCAATGTGATGCGCCACACCCTCGACGTGGGAGAATTTGAGTGGTGGATTCGGACGATTTATGAGCACCAAACACGCGACCTATAAAACCCACTGCGACAGTTGCGACAGTTGTGCGACAGTTGGCCAAAATAACTGTCGCAGTCAATAAAACCGGGGCTTTGCGGGGAGTTTGCGACAGTTGCGACAGTTTGTTTTCTGCGACAGTTCATTTGCTAACGATTAAATATAACGAAATCAATGACTTAGACAATCTGCGACAGTGCGACAGTTGCTCTTATATATAGATATATAACTGGCGCACTGTCGCGCCAGATTTATCTACATATATTCTGCGCGGCTGAACAGCCGCCGCATTGATGCTGTTGCAGGAAGTAGCGCATCAAGTTTTGCTGTCGCAATATTTGCTGATGGCTACTTTGCATCTACAACTCGATGACTTCGAACCCGGCATGACAATTCGGGTCTCGCTCGACAATGAGGAGTACGTGATCGAGCTGGACGATGGCGAGCCCGATGAAGCGCCAGAGGAAGTTGAAAAACCTAAAGTCGCGACAGCAGACGCGCAGCGGTTTGCGTTCGGGGGTCGGCGTGGCGGCTAGTAAGTTAGAAGAATCGATGTCGCGACAGCTCGATGATGCCGGGATCATTTATGAGCGCGAGCAGATGTTGATACCGGGTCGTCGGTTCAGGTTTGATTTCGTTCTGCCGCAGAGCTGCTTGATCGTGGAGTGCGAGGGCGGAACTTGGAGCGGTGGTCGGCATACCAGCGGAATCGGCTTCAGGAACGATTGTGTGAAGTACAACCTGGCTGTGGAGCATGGGTATGTCGTACTTCGATATACGAGCGACCTCATCAAGAATGGATCGGCTATCGAGTCGATACGACGGGTGCATGAACGATATGCCGTTCAGACGCCCGTAGAAGCTCTCTGAGGCACGATCGTGACCTCGGCCAAGTCAGGGCAAAGGGGTGCGAAACCGGCGGATAGATCGGTAAAAAAGACGTTTCACATGGAACAAAATAGTTCACACAAAATACACCGAATAAACTTTACAGACGACTTCGAAGACTTCGATTATCTGAACGATGTCCGAGAGGTCTTGCGCGACTTAGGAGTGAGCGAATATGGCGGGTAGACCCATTGACCAGATGAACATGAAAAAGCTGAATGACATCGGTGAGAACAACCTGTTCGATCGATTGGCTGCTGGCCAAACGATGACCGGCCTGGTCAAAGAGTTAGGTATCGGCAAACGATTGTTCTACAAGTGGATGAGATCGGTAGAGGGCAGGGAGGATCGTTACTATGCAGCTCGCAAAGAGTGGGCGAACTACTTAGCCGAAGAAACCTTATCGATTGCAGATAACATAGCTGATGCCAGTGATGCACAGGTGGCTAAGGTAAGAATCGATACGCGCAAGTGGTTGGCAGCGCAAGCAAATCCAGATAACTGGGCCGCACGCAAGGATCCGCTGGTACAGATCAACATCCATGATCAACACTTAAAAGCACTTCGAGATATTGTCAGCGAGCAGTAGACACGCGCAGAGACGCACTGCGGGCGGCCGGTCTGGCGCGCGCGGGACGCAAAACCAAGCAAAATCAGGCGCAAATGCACGCTAATATTAGTCTAGGATGCGTAACAGCCGTGTACGAGTGTTACAAGCAATACCTAATGCTATATAAATCAATGACTTACGTTTGCTAGGTGGTCAGGGATGGTGCGCGAGATTCCAGGGAAGCGCAGCCACGGCGCCAGGCTTTTTCGGAGCTGCGGAACCCCCCCCTTCGAGCCTGGCTGGGGTGGGGGATAGGGGTTAGACCCGCATGCACCAAATTTTTTTTTGAAATTTTAGGCAAAAAAAGGCCCGGCTGGCGCCGGGCCCGGAAGGCCGCAGTAAGGGGTTGAGGGGCGGCCTACTTCTTCTTAGCGGTTTTCTTTGCCTGTCGGAACGCCCTCGCAGTTGGGGCGCCGGGTGTGCCAGGCTTACGCATCGATTCGTTTGATCCTTTCGCAATGCGCTTTCGCTTTGCGTGAATATTCTTGTACAGACCAGCCATCAGGCTCTCCTTGATTTAGTGCCGCTGCACTTCCACCGCCTACGGCTCAGCCGCAGTGGTGAGTTAGGGTTCTTTGCGGCTTTTGGCGATCGTTTCATCTGACCAGCGCTCCGCGCGCAATAGGCGTCGCCTTTCTTGGTGCCGGCCCGCACCCGCGGTCCGCCATCGCTAGCGCGCCCTGCTTGGCCATAGCTCACCTTCTTGCCAGAGCTCGTCACTTTGACTTTGGCTTTGCCTTTTCTCGGGCTCGGCATTATCGAGGTGGGTACACTGGTTTACTACGAGTAACCCTAATACCGCCAACCATAGCAGCGTTCCGATTTTTTGAATTTTTGTTTTTGGTTTTGAGTTTGTATCCACCGTGTTTTTTCATCTTTTATCTCCTAAAAAAATCGATCCTACCAAAATTTTTTTTGATGCATAACGCATTATTTGTAACCAAAAGGTTGACAAGTGTTACAAAATCATTAATATTAACAGTGTTACAGAGTTACACGAAAAAACCCATAAAGGAGCAGTACAATGAACGAAGCTGAATTAATCAAAGTAATCGAATCAATTGTTAAAGTTGAAGCTAGACCAGTAAAAAATGGCTTTCAAATTGTAGCAATCGACAGTGATGGCAATGAGCACATTGTCAAGAAAGGCGGCGCTTTAAGAACAGATGCACATTTTTATAATTGTCGTGCAAACGGCAACGGTTATGAAGGTATTAGCCCTTATGTTCAATGCGCTAAAAAGCCCGACACCACCGACCCCAGGTTTTATATTAAGTCACTAGCAATAGAGGTGGCCGCGTAAGCGGCCAGGAGGAGCGAGACGATGAATTTAGAAGCAGGCAAGTCAATTTTGGTCAGCCAGCCCGAGTCACACTTTGTTGTTGCTGGTGATGAAGCGGCACTTATCACGCACGTTACGGAGGGGCACTCGTTCGAGGCGCTGCCCAACCATTCGCTTTGCTATATCGAGTGGGTTAATCGACCGCTGCGCCACCAGATGAATGGGTCTTTCCGGCCCTTCGCGCAAGTGTGGGTTCCTAACGACATTCAAACTATTGAAGCCGCGTAAGCGGCTAAGGAGCGAGCATGATTCACCAAACCTTTGAGCAACACATCAATCGCGCACTTGAGTTTTTTGCTGATTACGGTTTTGAGAGCGGGCAGAACAACTTGGCCCTTTCTCAGCCTCCATGCTGCCAATCGTGTGGCTGGGCTGAAGTTGCAACAAATGAGCTTGAATGCGGCGAAGCCTTCGACAATATTGTTTTTTACCACGATCAAGACGCTGTTGATCTGCCATCTGATGAGGTATTCATAGCCTGGAGCGGCCACGGCAACAGCATCAAATCCTACTTTGAGAAATGCGATTTCAACGTTGAATGGAATGGCGATGACTCGCAGCGAATGAAGATTACCAGCAAAGGGGCGGCAGCATGATCTACGGATACACCAGAGTCTCGACAGAAGAGCAGGCCGATGGCACTAGCCTTGGTACGCAAGCAGAAATCATTGCCGGCAAATACGAGGTCGATGAGTGGTTAGAAGATGCCGGCGTGAGCGGCACAACTTACTTCTTCGATCGTCCTAGTATGCATGGTGTGCAACTGGAGCCGGGCGACCAGATCGTTTGCTACGATCCGAGCCGATTCAGCCGCGATCATTTCCACGGCGAGCGAGCACTGCATCAGCTCACTAAACTCGACGTACAGGTCACGACTGTTCAGCTAGGTGATATGAATAAGACCAACGCTTGCCAGCGAGGCGCCAGCCGAGTGATGAGCGTGGTTGCTGACATCTACCGCGAAGAAATGCTAGAGAAGTGCAACATTGGCCGCAAGGCCAAAAAAGAACGCGGCGGCCATATCGGCGGATCGGCCCCTTGGGGCTACTGCGTCATCGGCGAGGGTCGCGAAGCCCGCCTTGAGCAACTGCCGGTCCGCGCTCGGGCTGTCGCGACTATGGTGGCTATGAAGCACCAAGGTAAAAGCCTGCGCGCGATAGCGCATCAAGTTCAGTCGCTCTATGATCTGCCAACATCTCACATGGCAGTGAAGCGAGCACTCGATGGCAGAGGAAAACCCCTATAAAGAATTTCTACTGCGCTACCGGAATGATCCGGTGGCGTTCGTGGAGCACGTTTTAAAAGTTAAACCGCAAGCCTGGCAGGCCGAGCTGATGCAGGCCGTCTGCGACGGCGAGCGGAAGCTATCCATCCGATCGGGCCATGGCGTAGGCAAATCGACCGCAGCGAGCTGGTTGATGCTCTGGTTCCTGATTACTCGATACCCCGTCAAAATCGTCGTTACTGCCCCCACATCGGCGCAGTTGTTCGATGCGCTGTTCGCTGAAGTGAAGCGCTGGATCAACGAGCTACCGCTCGCCCTAAAAGACATCCTGGACGTTAAATCGGATCGCGTAAGCCACAAAGCGGCGCCATCTGAGGCATTCATCAGTTGTCGAACGAGCCGCGCAGAAACGCCAGAGGCGCTCCAGGGCGTGCATTCCGATAACGTATTACTGATTTGCGACGAGGCGTCAGGTATTCCTGAGCAAGTGTTTGAGGCTGCCGCGGGCTCTATGTCCGGGCATAACGCCAGCACGATATTGCTGGGCAACCCAACCCGGTCGAGCGGATTCTTTTTCGACACGCATCATCGCCAGGCAGGCGAATGGTGGACCCGGAAGGTGAGCTGCGTTGATTCGGGACTCGTCTCTGATGAATACGTCAGCGAGATGAAAGTCAGGTACGGCGAAGAAAGCAACGCCTATCGGGTACGTGTGTTGGGCGATTTTCCCGCAAGAGATGACGATACCGTCATCCCACTAGAACTCGTTGAAAGCGCCCAGCGGCGTGATGTTGAAGTGACGGAGGATGAGCCGATCATTTGGGGGTTGGACGTTGCTCGGTTTGGTAGTGCGGCTAGCGTGTTATGTAAGCGCCAAGGCCGAAAGATTCTAGCAATGGAAACCTGGCGCGGTCTGGATCTGATGCAATTGACCGGGGCTGTCGTTGCCGAGTACGAAGGCTGTTTGCCCAGGCAACAACCCAGCATGATTTGCGTGGATTCGATCGGAGTGGGTGGTGGTGTGTGTGATCGATTGAGAGAGCTGCAATTGCCTGCTGTGGGCGTCAATACCGCCGAGAGCCCGTCACTAAGGGGTACTTATCTAAACCTGAGAGCGGAGCTTTGGTACAAGCTGAAGGCTTGGCTAGAAGCTAGGGACGTAAGTATGCCGGTCGATGATCATTTGCTTGCTGAGCTGGTCGCCATCAAATACAAATTCACATCCAGCGGCAAGCTGCAAATTGAAAGCAAGGCTGAGATGAGCAAGCGCGGGCTAGCGAGTCCCGACAGGGCGGATGCGGTTTGCTTAACGTTCGCTGTCGAGGCAGCCACGGTGATTCATGGCGGCGGGATGGCCAGCAATTGGAACAAGCCAATCAGAAGAAACCTCGCCATGGTATAGGGGGTTATGCATCAAGTTTTTGCGGGGGACAATAAATGACCCCAAAAAAATGCGTGGTGCAAATGAAGCCTTATAAGAACGGCCCCCAGGGTCATCGAGATGCTGCGGCAACCATCGAAGCATTGATGACGCCCCAGAAAAAAAGCAAGCCTGCAAAGAAGCCAAAGAAGTAAATGGCTTTACTTGATTTTTTAAAGCAGCAAGCAGAAGAAGAGCTCCGCAGGAAACAGATGCAAATCCAGCAGGGCCAGGATGTTACTTCCGCGGTGACTCCAACCCCAGCTCAAGCTGCTTACTTCAGCGGTCAAATGCTGCCCAGCGCTGCTACTGTTGATGCTGCCGGTCAAATGGCGCCAATGCCCCCTAGCAATATAACTATGGAGCAATTGCCTAATTACATGCAAACCGCGCAACCCATGCCAAGCATGTCTCAAAATTTTGAGCAGGGTAATTTTGTTGACGTAGGGTTGCAGGGCTTAGGTCTGCTTGGTGATGGGCTGACCGCCGCCGGGCCACTTGCTGCTGTTGGTTTACCAATTAAAGCGCTTTCAAAAACTGCGCAAGCAGTTCGTCAATCGAAGGGCTTGGTCCCTGATGATGTACCTCGTTTGCAGTTCGAAGGGGATAGCGCCCCAGAGGCTCTCGCAGAGGGCACACAGCGAACGTTCAGCACGACTGGTAAGTATCGCGGAGCTCCAGCAGAAATAAATTCAAAACAACGATTAGCCGCCATGCAAAGGCGGCTTCGCGATTACGCAGAAAAAGGCGCGCCATATAGAACTTGGTACGAAGATACCAATGACTTTATGCAGCAACAAACTGCGAGCAGGCCCGGCAGGCAAGATCAATACGCAGCAACTGCGGCAATTACTAGCCAAGGAACGAGCGTCCCAGCTAACGCTACTATGGCGATGAAGGGCTACAACCAAGCAATCGTTGGAGACCCAATTAACACGGGTCGATTCCCTAGCTCTATGGGACCATCAATCGACAAAATCTTCGAAGGTGTTTCTCCGCCGCTTGGTCCAAAAAGAGAACCATTTTACGAAGCGCTTAATCAAGAAGTTGGAAGGGCTCGGCAAACAAACGATATTCGCCAGGCAAGGGCTTTCGGTTATACAAACGCAGACGGGTCGAATTTTTCTGGCGGGCTCAGTGATGCTCAACATCGATTCATGGATGAAGAGACAGCTAAGTTAGTCGCTTGGGCGAAAGAAAACAAAATTGGTGGGGTCGATGATTGGAATGCTGATCGTATTCAGGCTGCAATTTGGATAGCGCAGAAAGCTGAAGAAGAGGGCACAACAATTGCTGAAGCCGGGAAAATGTTTCAGGACTTTACGCCACAAGCGATGATAAGGACGGAGGCAGCCCCGTCTGCAAGTCTTGGGCATTTAAAAGGATTGCTTGATCCTCAAAACCGCCAAGCATTAGAAGAATATAGCGTGCTGCAAGATGAATTAATGCAGACGCCCGGCGGATTGGATTTTATGACAGCTCAGTCAGGAGCTATGTCATCCCCAGTTTACTCAGCTCCTGGTGTTTACGAAGGGGCAAGCAACCCAGGATTAGGCATCCCTGTTTCTGTAGGTAAAGCCTCTGATGAAGTTGTGGACCCCGTGACTGGTCAAGGCGTTGAGGCAAAAGTCATTGACCCTGCAAGCAGAAAAGTTGTTGAAGCGTCAGCGGCAATGCAGGGCTTGTTAAGGGCTCAAGATACTGTCGGATATACCGCAATAACAAAAGCACCTAACGCAGCAACCAGAAATGCGCTCGAAGTAAATCTCGGTCAAACCATTACCCCAGAACAAATTGTAAAACTTGAAAAAGCCATCAACGATGAGTTTGGTGCTGGGTTGTTGATACCACTGCATTCTAGAAACGGAGTCTCGATTATTACCCTGGGCCCAGATGAGCTCGGAAAATTAGTTGGGGATACAGCCCCCAAGAAAACACCACAATGGCAGAAAAGACTTTCCAAGGTTGTCAAAGACACGCTAGATCCTGCTAGCACTGAATGGGGTTTAAACACCGGAAATTTAGTTGGTGACACAACAGATTGGACCTATACCCCTAGCAGATACTTAGGGCCACTTGAGGAAGTTGGCCCAGAGATGCGGGGACTGTTAGATGCAGGCGCTAAGAAAATTTCTCCCAGGCTAGAACAGCTAGATGCTGAGCTGGTTAAAGATTTCCCGTCTGCTGGCGAACGCAGCACGATCGTTACTCGTGTTCGGGCTGCTCTGGCGCAAGAGGGAATTGCAGGGGTTCGGAAACTTGTGGATAAGGGATTAGTCCCTGCTTTTGCTTTAGGCGTTCTTCTTGGCGGGCAAGCTCTTCCACAAGCCACTGAACGTCAGCCGGCTCGCTCTCAAGGACTGCTCTGATGCGTGCAAACTTTTTCGGGATGTCAGCAATGCGCCGCCTACCTAAATCGGTTTCAGGATCAAAATACTGGGCTGGAGTGATCTTGCTCATACAAGGAATTATATAACATGAGTGAGACATATTCCTACGGGCAAGAAACCACTGAAGAATTTGTCAGTGAAGAAGTAATCAGCGAGGAAGAGATTCAGTCAATCGTTACTGAGTCGATCGAAGACGCCGTTGATTTTATCGACAACACCATAAGCCCTGGCAGAGCAGAGGCAGCCGAATACTATAACGGCGAGCCTTTTGGCAATGAGCAGGACGGTCGATCAACTGCAATGACGATGGACGTGCGGGATACCGTACAGGCCATGCTGCCTTCGCTTGTGCGCATCTTCACCGCGTCCGATCACGTCGTTGAGTATGCGCCCCAAGGTCCAGAAGATTTGGCTCTCGCGAGCCAGGCGACTGACTACGCAAACTACATCCTGCAACAAGATCAAGACCAATCGTATATCGAGATTTTGTATGCGGTATTTAAGGACGCACTCGTCAAGGGCAGTGGCTTCTTAAAGTATTACTGGGATGAGAGCGAAGAGGTTCAATCATACAAATTAACAGGACTCGACGAGCAAGCGCTTGCTGCACTTAACAGCGATCCTAACGTCGATGTCACATCACTAGAAACCGCGAGCACCGACACGTTCGATTCGCCCGATGGCCAACAAGTCCAGCTTTTCTCTGTCAACGTTACGCACCGACGTGCTAACGGTAAAGTGAAAGTAGCGGCGGTGCCGCCAGAAGAGATTCTTGTCAGTCGCCACGCTCGCTCCTTTGCTGATGCGGATCTCGTCGCCCACCGCCGCTACGCTACTGTAAGCGAGCTCGTCGAAATGGGTTACGACTACGACGATATAGTCGATTACGCGACTGAGGAAGAAGACTTTGATCTTTTCAATGTCGAGGCTCGGGAGCGTCAGCGCAGCCAAGAGACGCGAGATTATTCGGACCCTACTCGCAAGCGCGTTTTGTATGTTGAAGCCTACATGCGCATCGATATGGATGGAGATGGCATCGGTGAGCTGCGCAAGATTTGTTGTGCTGGACCAACCTACGAGGTGCAGCGAAACGATCCTTGTGACGACATTCCCTTTGCAATGTTCTGCCCGGACCCAGAGCCGCACGCTTTCTTTGGTTTGAGCATTGCCGACCTGACAATGGACATACAGCGCATTAAGTCGGCTGTACTCCGAGCGTCACTCGATAGCCTTGCCATGAGCACGCACCCGCGGGTTGGTGTTGTTGAAGGCCAGGCTAGCTTAGAAGACGTGATGAACGTCGAAGCCGGCGGCATCATTCGCATGCGTCAGCCCGGCGCGGTTGTGCCTTTCACACTGCCATACGTTGGCCGTGACGCGTTTGGCATGATGGCTTACCTCGACGAGATGCGCGAGAACCGAACCGGGATCAGTAAGGCCGCTGACGGCCTAGCACCTGAAGCCCTGCAAAGCAGCACGCTCATGGCGGTCAATCAAACGATCCAAGCTGCGCAGCAGCGCACAGAAATGATCGCTCGTTTGTTTGCAGAGAACGGCATGTCGCGACTCTTCAAAGGCATTCTTAAATTAATCGTCACTCACCAAGAGCGGCCAAGAATGATTCGGCTGCGCAACGAGTTTGTGCCGATGTCGCCCGATGCCTGGAACGCGAACATGGACGTAGTCGTCAACGTCAGCTTGGGCAAAGGCGGCGACACTGAGCGGCTGATGATGTTGCAGCAAATTGCACAGAAGCAGGAGCAGTTGTTGCAGCAACTGGGCCCAGATAACCCAATCGTTAATGCGCAGAACTATTACGCAACGATGGTGCAGATGTTAGAGCTTGCTGGCTTCAAAGATGTGAATCGATTCTTCACTGATCCATCTCAGTATCAGCCACAGCAGCAACAGCAAGAACCACCGCCTGATCCTAACGCGGCTTTGATTCAGGTGCAGATGCAAAGCATCCAGGCTGATATTCAGAAGAAGCAAGCCGAGCTTGAACTAGAGCGCGAGAAAATGATCCGCGAAGACGATCGGCGCCGGGATAAAGACGAGGCTGATATTGCCTTGCGGGCAGCAGAGATAGCAGCGCGTTTTGGTGCCCAGGTTGATACAGCAGCAATCAGAGCCGGTTCTGAGCGGGACCGGGAAGCAATAAGACAACTAACGAGCGTGAGCAATGGCCAAAACGGAGCACCAGTATCTTGAGAACATCCAGCGAATGTTCGATGACCCTGACTTTGCAGAAATGTGCAGTCGGGTGAAGTTTGAAATTTTTGAAGCGTGGCAGCGTGAACGAAAGCCTGAGGCTCGGGAAAGACTTCACGCAAAGATGGAGGCATTGGATCAGGTTGTGAGCACCATGCGTGCAGCAGCCGATTCGATTGTCTTCGAAAAAAATAGGAGCACAAGTTTATGAGTGATAAAATTTATGATGCGGAAAATCCCACGAGTGGGCTTTTTCAAGCGAGAGACGCAATCGAAGATTTACTAGCCCCTGAAGAGGATAAGGCAGAAGAGATCGAAGAGGGCGTTGACCAGTCCGATGAGGGCGAGGTTGAGTTAGAAGCTGAGTACGAAGAATCAGATGAATTCGACTCAGAAGAAGATGATGCCGATCTGGATGATGATGAATACGACCCAGATGAGGAAGAGCAAGCAGCCGAGTCTTTTACCGTTAAGGTTAACGGAGAAGAAGTCGAGGTTCAGCTAGACGAACTCAAAAACGGGTACTCACGTCAAGCAGACTACACAAAGAAGTCGCAAGCATTAGCGGAAGAGCGTAAATCGTTCGAGCAAGACCGCGATGCTGTACTCCTAGAGCGACAGCAATATGCGCAACTCCTTAGCGCACTGCAAATACAATTGAACAGTAGTGATGAGCAGGCTCCTGATTTTGATCGTCTTTACAATGAAGACCCAATTGAAGCGACCCGCTTAGAGCGCGAATGGAATAAACGTCAGCTTGCCAAGCAGGAACGCATGCAAGCGATATTGTTGGAACAACAGCGGGTAGCGCAGGCAAACCAACAGTATCAAACGCAAGCAATGCAGCAAGTTCTGGCAGAAGAGGTCCATCGGCTTCCCGAGGTAATTCCCGAATGGCGGGATGAGTCAACGGCAGCCACAGAACGAGAAGAGCTTCGCCAATATCTGTTAGATAACGGCGTTGCGGAAGAAGAACTTCAATCACTCGTTCGCGCCAATCACATAAAGGTGCTTCGTAAGGCAATGCTTTACGACAAAGGCCAGTCGCGGATCAAGAAGGCTGCCAAGAAGGGCAACCGATCTGCAACCGTTAAGCCTGGAAGCAGGCAAGGCCAAGTCAAACCTCGTTCAAGGAAACTAAAAAGCGCTCGTCAACGTCTTGCAAATAGCGGTCGGTTGGAAGATGCAGCCGGCTTATTAGAATCTCTTTTATAGGTAATTAAACATGGCAATCGTTACAAACACTTTTACAAAATACTCCGCAGTGGGTATTCGCGAAGATCTGGCGAATGTGATTTTCAACATCTCTCCCCAGACCACTCCCTTCATTTCTAACATGACCAAGAAGAAGACTGTTAAGAATACCTTCTTCGAGTGGCAGACGGACTCATTGGCCGCAGCCGCAGCTAACCACCACATCGATGGCGATGACCTGGCCAGCTTTACGGCAGTAACGCCTACGGTTCGCTTGGGTAACTACACGCAAATTTCTCGCAAAGATTTTGTCATTGCAGATAACTTGTCTGGCGCAATCGATGAAGCGGGTCGCCGGTCTGAAGTAGCTTACCAACTCGCCAAGAAAGGCGATGAGCTGAAGCGAGACATGGAGCACAACTTGTGTGGATTGAGCCATGCTGCTGTCGGCGGAAGCGCTTCTGTCGCTCGAAAGACTGCACCTTTAACTTCTTGGTTAACTTCAAACACTTCAAATGGCACAGGCGGTGCAAACCCAACCTTGTCAGGCGGTGTCCCCAATGCTGCGCCAACCGATGGCACGCAGCGCGCGATGACTGAAGCCATGCTGAAGTCTGTTGTTCAATCAATGTATAGCAATGGAGGTGATCCTAAATTCTTAATGGTCGGTCCTCACGTTAAGACTGTTGTAAGCGGCTTTGCCGGTATCGCAGCTCAACGTTACCAGGCACCTGACGGCCCTACCACGATCATTGGTGCGGCTGATGTTTATGTGAGCGATTTCGGATCCATCTCGGTTGTCCCGAACAGATTCAGCCGAGCGCGAGATGCTTATGTAATCGACCCCGACATGGTTGAGATGGCAACGCTTCGTCCGATTCAAAGCGAAGAACTCGCTAAGACCGGCGATGCGACCAAGTACATGTTGCTCGCTGAGTACGGCCTCCAGGTGAACAACGAAGCCGGTTTGGGCGTTGTACGAGACCTCAGCACGTCATAAGGACTGACCTATGGAAGATATCCGCAACCTATCGTTTGACGCTGATGCTCAAATAAAAACTGATTTTATTTATGAGCAAGGCGACAGCTTAAAAGATGACAAGATCGTCATTGCAACTTCGCAAGACGTGACTGCAATCATTGAAGCAAACAAGCGGGCGGCTAACGCCGTAGACAAGCACCAGCGATATGGTGAGTGGTCTAAGGTTGCGAGTATCCCCATGTCTGTCTACTACGACTTGAAACAGCAGGGCATCGTTGATGACCCTGCTCGTTTTAAACGTTGGCTCAATGACAGCGACAACAAATTCTTCAGAACTCGGGGAGGCACTGTCTAGTGGCCTTAACCACCTATGCTGAATTAAAAGCAAGCATTGCTGACTGGTTAAATCGCGACGATCTGACCGCAGCAATTCCTGATTTTATTAGCCTGGCGGAAGCAGAGTTTCAGCGTGATATCCGTCATCGCTACATGATCGTCCGCAGCCGAGCGACGATCGATTCAAGATTTAGTGCAACGCCTGCCGACTGGATGCAGAGCGTGCAATTGATTTTAGAAACCGATCCAGTTGAACCGTTGGAGTACGTCACCAACGAATACATGAACAAGCTGCGCAGCTCATCAAGCGCAACTGGCAAGCCACGCTTTTATACGCACGTCGGCACAGAGATTGAAGTGTACCCAGCGCCCGATGATACGAGCACTGGCTACACCGCAGAACTCGTTTACTACGGCAAGGTGCCTGTGTTAAGCGACAGCAATACCAGCAACTGGCTTTTGTCTTTATCGCCTGACATCTATTTGTACGGCGCCTTGTTGCAGTCAGCGCCTTACCTACGGGATGACGAGCGCATCGGTGTGTGGGCAAGCATCTATCAGAAAAAAGTGGAAGACATGCACGTCAGTGATCAACGAACACGCGGGCAAACGTCCGTCCAAATGCGCACGCGCGCACTGCAATAGGATCGGAAAATGGCATTTACAGATTACCTAGAAAACAAACTGCTGGCGCATACATTCAGTAACACCGCGTACACATCACCTTCGACTGTTTACGTTGCGCTTTACACAGTAGCACCCACCGACTCGACCACTGGAACAGAGGTCACAGGCGGTGGCTACGTTCGACAATCGGCAAGTTTCACAACGACCGCAAGCGCGACGACTAACGCAAGCGCTATTGAATACCCAACGGCAACAGCGGGATACGGCACTGTCGTTGCGGTTGCAGTTTTAGACGCTAGCAGCGGCGGCAACATGCTTGCCTTTGCCAGTTTAGATGCAAGCAAAACAATCGCGACCGGCGACGTGTTTCGCATTCCTGCTGGCGACTTAGATATCACGCTTGACTAATGAGTGAACCGACTGGATTTGGATATGGCACTTGGGGCTCGGGAAGATGGGGACAATGGTCCTACCTCGATGGATCGGCAACCGCCGCTGCATTGTCGTCTTTCTCATCGAGCGCCGTTCGAATCCAGCAAGGGTCAGCAACCGCAGCAGCGAACTCGACCTTTACCTCAGCCGGGCAACGAATACACCAAGGCTCCGCAACCGCATCAGCAAACAGTTCGTTTTCCGCTAGCGCGGGGCGCATACAAAGCGGTGCGGCGACGATTGCAGCAAGCAGTGGATGTACTGCTGTGGGACTACGAGTTCGCGCAGCGTCCGCTAGTGTTTCGGCTCAATCAAGCAGCCAGGCGTCTGGGCTCATCGTTGCGGTCGGATCTGCAACTATTGCAGCAGCGTCTGCGTTCACCGCTAACGCGGGAAAAGTTTTTTACGGCATTGCGACTATCGAAGTTGTTGCTAGCTTTAGCGCTAATGGCCGCAGGAAGTGGCGCCCGGAAAGCAACGCAACAACTTCGTGGACTGATCAATCGTTTGCGGATGTATCTTGGGCGAGCGAATCGAACGCATCAACTTCGTGGACCGATCAATCGTCTGCGAGCGATACCTGGACATCTCAAACAAACGCTTCAACGACTTGGCAAGAAGCAGCGTAAGGACTACTAAATATGGCATCAACCTACTCAAATTCCCTCCGCTTGGAACTGATCGCCACTGGCGAGGCTGCCGCGACTTGGGGCGACAAAACAAACACCAACTTAACCAACATTGCAGCAGCGTTTGGCTACGCTACTCAGGATGGTTTTGCAGCTAACGCAGACTCTACTACCACTGTCGCTGATGGTGCTGCCGACCCTGCGCGGGCCATGTATTTTAAAGTTACATCGTCAGCCACGTTGACCGCGACTCGGACGCTTACTATTGCGCCGAACACGATTAGTCGAGTGATGTGGATTGAGAATGCAACCACCGGCGGACAATCGATTCAGATCAGCCAGGGCACTGGCGCAAATGTCACAATCGCAGCGGGTAAGACGGCAGTCGTTTATCTCGATGGCGCAGGCAGCGGAGCTGCGGTAGTCGATGCGATGGCCGGCGTAAGCTCTGGAGCTTCAGACACGCTGGCCGAGATTCTTGCTGCGGGTAACGCTACCGGCGGCACCGATATAGCTGTCGGCACTGGCGACGACATTACGTTTGCTGATAACGCGAAAGCAGTATTCGGTGCTGGCTCTGACCTA